ATGAATATATATCAAAGTATAACAAAAATTATGGAAGAGGTTCCAAGCATAGGAAAAACTCAAAGAAATAAAACTCAAGGCTTTATGTATAGAGGAATAGATGATGTTATGAATGCATTACAACCACTATTAGCCAAGAATAAAGTTTTTATAGTGCCAGAGATATTAGAGCAAATGAGAGAAGAAAGAACAACTTCTAAAGGTGGAAATTTAATCTATTCAATATGCAAAATAAAATATAAATTCTATGCAGAAGATGGAAGTAGTGTTGAGGCAATCACGATTGGAGAAGGAATGGATAGTGGAGATAAAGCAACAAACAAGGCAATGGCAATTGCAATGAAATATGCACTATTTCAAGTATTCTGTATTCCAACAGACGAAATGAAGGATCCAGACAGTGAAACGCCAGAACAATCAACAAAGAAAAGCAATACTACAGATAATCAAATTAGCGAAGCAGATGCAAAAAAAGTAGAAGCAATGATGAAGGAAATGGGCTGGAATGTTGAAGAGTTGCTACAAAAGAATTATAAAATCTCAAAAACAACAGATTTAACAGCAAGTCAATACGTAAAAATATTAGAAGCAATAAAAAAAGCAAAGGAGGCAAAACAACATGAATAAGGTAATTTTATTAGGGAGACTAACTAAAGATCCAGAAACAAGATATACACAAAGTACAAACACACAAGTAACAAGTTTCACACTTGCAGTAAATAGAAGATTTGTTAAGCAAGGAGAAGAAAGACAAGCTGATTTTATAAATATTGTTTCTTGGAATAAAACTGCAGAGTTTGTAAGTAAGTATTTTAGCAAAGGTCAGCAAGTAGGTGTAATTGGAAGAATCCAAACTAGAAACTATGATGATGAGCAAGGTGTTAAACACTATATTACAGAAGTAATTGCAGAAGAAGTTTACTTTGCAGGAGAAAAGAAAGAGAAAGCACAAAATGACCCAACAGATGATTTTGAGATTACTAATTCAGATGATTTACCTTTTTAGTTAGGAGGCTATCATGATAGGAACAGCAGAAGCATTAGTAAAATGGTTGTTTAATCAAAGCAGAGAAAAGATATTTGAAGTCAAAGAGCATAAGGCAAAAAGGACTTTAACTCAAAATGCATACATGTGGAGTTTAATTAACGAAATTGCAAACAAAATGCGATTGTCAAAAGAAGATACATATTTAAAGATGATTAAAGATTATTCGC